GAGATCCAGTCACCTGGGGAAGTTGCAAAAATCCAAGCATGGCTAGGACAACGCGGCGTAAAGCTACTCGACCTTACTTCGGAAAGCGTTGACGAGGCGATCAAGGGCATAGGCGACCGGCAGGACCTTGCAGATTGTCGCCGGGTACTTGAGATAAGACAAACGCTGTCGTCCGCGAACGTTAAGAAGCTGGCCAAGTTGCGCCACCAGCTCAACAGCGACAACCGCCTCCGCAATCAGTACATGTACTGCGGGGCGGAGAGAACGGGGCGCTGGTCAAGCTCGGCAGCCGATGACAACGCCAGCAACAGCCAATTGCAGAACATCACAGCCAAGGGGCCTAAGTCCCGCGAGTGCGAAGCCTGCGGGCGGATATTTGGCGCGCATTTAACAGACTGCCCGGCGTGCGAGTCGTTCCTGTGCCATGACCGCGACGACTGGACCGTAGACGCTGTCGAATACGCCCTCGACGACATTAAACGTTTACCGTTTGCCAGCGTTGAACATTTATGGGGGAACCCGATAGACCTACTCTGCGGCTGCTTGCGTGGATTGTTCGTCGCGAAGGCAGGGCATGACTTCATTTGCTGCGACTTCTCCGCGGTCGAGGCGGTCGCGCTGGCTTGCCTCGCACGATGCCAATGGCGTATTGACGTATTCAGAACGCACGGCAAGATCTACGAGATGTCGGCCAGTAAGATCACCGGCATCCCATTTGATGAGATGATGCGATATAAGAAGGAGACCGGACAGCACCACCCCACCCGCAAGAAGATCGGCAAGGTCGCCGAACTCGCGTCAGGTTATGGCGGTTGGGTCGGAGCGTGGTGCGCTTTCGGGGCCGATGAGTTTATGAACGAAGACGAGATAAAAAAGAACGTTCTGGCATGGCGTGCGGAAAGTCCTGAGATCGTCGAGTTCTGGGGCGGCCAATTCAGACAGACAGGCCCTCGCCTGTCGGACGGCCACCCCGAGTATTTTGGCCTCGAGGGCGCAGCGGTACAGGCGGTCCTTTACCCCGGCCAACAGTTCTGGGCTAATGATATTAGTTACGGGGTGCACGACGGCGTGTTGTACTGCCGCTTGCCGTCTGGTCGGCTGCTCGCATACCACGACCCCAAGCTGGTTGAAATGCCGGGTAAGTGGGGCAAACCGGCTAGTTACTCGTTGACGTTTATGGGCTTTAATTCTAACCCTAAGAACGGCCCACGGGGCTGGATTAGAATGGAAACGTACGGCGGACGGCTATGTGAGAACGTCACCCAGGCCGTTTGCGCTGACGTGCAGGCCGAGGCGATACTCCGCGCCGCTGCTGCAGGTTACCCTACCGTGATGCACACACACGACGAACTGTGCACAGAAGTACCAGAGAGCTTTGGCTCCGTGGACGAACTGTGCGCTATTATGAGCCAACCCCCCGAGTGGGCGAACTGGTGGCCGTTAAAGGCCGCGGGCTGGCGCCACAAGCGATACCAGAAGGACTAACGAACATGCACATGCTAGTAAAAATTACGGCTAACGACGACGGTGACCCTACAGACAACCCTGACGATTGGCATCTTGTTGATCCGAGTAACCATCAAGGCGCGGCGGCGCTATGCACTCAATACTTTTTTGGGGATGGGGAAAGCGCGGCGGAGTTCGAGGTAAAAGACGTAAAACGGGGCGGCATAACGTGCCAATTGTGCCTTGACATGGTAAAAAGTTTCAAGGCGGTAAAACTCTGACCCGCTCAAAATAAAAACTTGACGCCCTACGCACGGGGCGTTATAGTTACGCCACAGTAACAAACGGAGAGTATCATGGAAAAGGTAACACTCAGCCGCGTGACGTACGACCACCTAGTCGAGCAGGCGAACGTGCTTAAAGAACTACAAGCCGGCGACAAAGTTTTAAAGATCTACATAAATGACCAATACCGGCCTGCCCGTAGTACGTGCAGCAAGGAGGACGCCAAGAAATTAGTTGAGGAGTCATTAGTGGCCACCGCGGAATATTGGAAGGCGGACGCGCAGTTCCACCGTGCAGAAGCCCAGAAAGCCAAACAGCGTTGGGAAGAACTAGCCGAAGCAAAACGCAAAAGCGAGAAAAGCCACAAGAAGGCGATGGATAAACTCTTAGGGTTGGTGGCAGCGAGTTGGGTACTGACGGCGGGAGGATTTCTGCTATGAACGACCAACAATTGATCACAAGACTAAGAACCTGTAAAAACGGGATGTTTGTCATCCCTTACCGTTCCGACATCGAACATGTGCACGACCTGTGGGACGCTCACGTCGGCCGTCGAGACCGCCGCACCCTGACACTGACCGTCACGACATGCGGTACCGGTATGGTCGCCAATGTTTCCCCGCGCGAAGGTCTCGCCAAACAACGAAAGGACGCCACCGTCGCTGCGACAGCTTTTGTGCTGGTCATGGTGGCGTTTGTCGTGCTCTTTTCAATGTTTGCGGAAGCCTACCAACCGGCTCCGTACAGCGCGGCCGAAGCGAGGCACGATTGCGTTCGGGAGCTAGGAGAGGAGTGCAAGCTATGAAACGACAGTATGACGTAAACCACGTGGGGGTGTCTTCCCCGCGACCGGTGATCACCGAGAACGGCGTCGAGCTGACCCCCCGACAAGTGGCCGACAGACTTAACGCACTGCAGGCCGCCGTGGAAAGGGCACACGGTATCTTTTTACATGCGATTGATGAACAACAGACGCCACAGGCGCTAACCCGTGCACACGGAGGCCCAGGGCTTGGATACTTTGAGGACGCAATTTAATGGATTTTATTGACAACACACAGGACCGGGAGCAGCCCATTGCGGACGCTATGGTCGAAAACCGCGTGCGCTACGATGGCATAAGTGCGACCCATTGCAAATGCGGGGAGCCAATTCCGGAAAGACGCCGCATGATACTGGCGGGGATTAAAACATGCGTATATTGCGCAGAACTAGAGGCTAGACGACTATGAGCAGATGGTACAGCAAGCGCTTTAAGGCCCGCACGACGCGGGCAATGAAAAAGTGGGGCGAAATAATGTGGGAAGATACGACGTCGAAAAGGAGGGCCAAGGGAGTCAAGCTAGTTAAACGCCCGTTGTGCGGGTGGGTGCTTCGCGTCAACAGGCCACAACTTATAAAACTGGCGGTGGGACCCTTCCCCGGGGAGGGTGATCCAGTCGGGCTAGGTGCGCCGCGTGTCACCTCTTGCGTAGCGCCCTGATCTCCTCCCGCAACACTTCGGCCAAGGCGGCGCCCTCTGCTTTCTTGGCCTCTAATTCTTCTTTATGCTGTGCGGCGTCCTGTGCCAATCGTTCCGCCTTAAACCTGGCGTCCTGCCTAACCTGAATAATCTTGAAAGCCACGCCGACCAGAAGCGACGCTATCGACAGCCCTATGCCGATCGCCATGGCGTTGGCGTTTATCACGTCAGCCCATGTCGCTGTCGTCGTCGCTACGGCGCCCACTCCCGATCCGTAGATCCCCACATTCCCGACATCTGGATGGTAACTCATTTCGCTTTCCCTCTTTGACCACTTGGTATACTCGCCACACTAGCACACAAGCTTGCAGCCCAAACACCAACGCGAGCCCGTACCGCTGGAAAAACTCCGAGAAGTTGGCAAGCAACAAGTCCATGTATTACCGCCTCATAATCGTCGTAAATTAGAATCGACCGCCCTTTGGCGACGTCAAACGCTAGCGCGGCGTATGCGCACAGTGTTAGGGCCAGCACAGTGGCCTGCCAGACCGCTGCACTCGTCCGTATATGCGCCAGCGCTGTCCCGCCTAGCAATGCGGCCGTTGACTGTATGATGTACAGCTCCGGGTCATTATGCCCGTACACCGCCCACGCAAAAGCCTCCGCGGCGCAAACCACAGAGACTACGACCCACGATGCCCTGTCTTTTCCCCGAAGCGCAAGCACGACGAAAAACATTAACAGCGCAACGCGGTACACTATTCCGCCTCTTTCTCGTCAGCGGGTTGGTCGTTTTGCTGTTTAACCGGTAAATCTGGTTTAGTATCGCCTGGCATGGTTCGCCCCTTTATGATGTAAGACGTTAGTAATTCGTGTAATTTTATACACTCATCCAGTCTACCATTATTTGCGCGGATTACCACCACGGCGGACTTAGGGTCGCCGCTGGGGTTGACGTCGGCCTGTAGGACCCTAGGCAAACAACGCACAAGCAAAGCGTCTGGCACCCGGTTGCTTACGTACTCGACGGCACGCTCGGCCGTAGGGCATTGCTGTGGGCTAGGTAGCGTCGAGCAGGCCGATAAAATCGCGGTCAAAGCTGCGACACACGTTACGCTCGATAATTTCTGTTTGCACATCAGTGATCACGACCGGCGGTCGGCTCCGTAGTTTGTCCAATTCGTCTAGGGCGTCGCTACGCTTGCGTTCTGCGTCCGACACTGCCTGCACAAAGCCTTTGGCTATTTGCGCCTCCCGCTGCTGCTGGCCCTTGGACATGTCCGCTATGGCGCGATTGTACCCGCCCGCATCGATCTTCATCCCCACCCATGTGAGCAGGCCAACAACGGACAAAACGGCAGCAACTTTAAGATATAATGCGATCGGCATATTTTGCCCCCTGTGCTAATATCTGACTAATTATACATAAAAGGGCTTGACAATGAACAATAATAAACTCGCGGGGGGCTTGCTGGTGGCGGCGTTGGCGTTAGTTGGGGCTAACGAGGGCATAAAATACGCAGCATACCAGGACAGCGTAGGCAAGTGGACGATCTGCAACGGCCTGACCGCGGGAGTCGAAAAAGGTGACACCGCGACCCCCGCTTACTGCCGGGACCGACTGGTGGTCGAGCTTCTGAAACACTCGGAACCCCTGCAGCGTGTGCCGCACCATCTGCCCGACCATGTCGTGCTAGCGTGGGCCGACTTCTGTTTCAATGTCGGCGTAGGGGCGTGCTCTGGGTCTACTGGTTACCGGATGTTGATGCAGGGCCGTATCTCCGAGTCGTGCCCGCAGATTTTGCGATGGAAGTTCGTCACGGTCGGCGACCAGAGGTTCGACTGCTTCCTTGATGAAAACCGCCATTTGTGTGGGGGCATAAAAAACCGGCGTCAGCTAGAGTATAAGCTGTGCGCCGGGGAGATTACGATTGCCGAAACGGTCAGGCAGATCGAGGCAGTGACCGGGGACTCTCTCTTTCCTTAGGCTATCACGCCTATTCGGCGGGCCGCAGTGATAGCTACAAATCCGTCGGACCCTTCAATCACGCTGACTACAGCGCCGCTCGCGCGGAAGAACTCGCAAGTACTCAGGTCCGTAGAAAATCGACGGAATCTAACTGAGTCCTCGACATCCGCAGAATTAGAGTATAAAGGCGTGGCGCTCCCCAAGGTGTACCCGTATGGGAGTACAATTTCGGCTAGTGACGCGAACGTGCCGTCGCTGATATATGACCCCGTACATGCCGCCGAAAAACTCTGATTTGCCCCGGTGATAGTCGGAGCCCCGGCCGTGAGCTGCACGAGTATCTGTTCGCTATTGTTCGCTTGGCTGATTGCTTGACCACCCGAGCCGATAAACGCCTCGCGCGCCGGTAAAAATTTATTAGTGTCTAAAGGTACGCCGGGCAGGGTTAGGTTCTTAATGACCTGGAATACTAGGTCGTCACCGGCGCGTTTAAAGTGAATATTATCAAAGCGGTAATACGTAGGGTCGACGTCTTCCAGCTCCGTCCATAGATCAATAGACGAGCAAGATTTTTCGGCGGCCAGCTCCATTGCCGCCCGAATATAGGGGCGAACCTGTGATTTTGTGAACGAAGACGACGGAGGCGTCGATATAAGAACGATTACCGCGTCGCTTCGGTCGCTACGCACCTCGTCGATAAAGTCGCTAACGTTCTGCTTAAACTGCGCGGCAGAGTTAGTCCCTATGTCGTTTGCGCCGATAATGTAATAGACCACGTCGGGCAAATATGGACGCACTAAGGTGTCATATTCGTCTAAAATCTGGTCTGAACGCCACGCGCCCTTGCCCGTTAACGCGGGCACTACGCTATTCGTGGCGGTAACCCCATAAACCCAAAGATAGCCGGGGCCCCCGCCTGTTTTCAAACGTACGTTTGTTACCTCCGACCGTACCGCGTCACAAGGCACCATAAAATACCCGCGGTCCTGGTAGTGCCCATCAGGGCTTTCGTTGTCATACTCTACGCCGTCCACCTCAAACAAAACCGCCTCGGCGGACGGCGCGTACGAAACTATGAGGCGCGAGCCCCCAACATAATTGTGGGTTAGGTTGAGGGACTGGTCAGTTGCGTCGAAATAGTAGCTCAGCGCCTTAACGTTCATGCCTACGTCGCGAAATGGCATCGTAGCACTACCCGCTGCGACAACGAGCGCGCAGTCCGTAAACCGCTCAATATCTTGCAGCGGCGTAAATGCTCCGTGACCGCTAACCCACATATCGCGGATCATGTGCGCCCAACTCATAAGGCCGAATGGGTTGTCGGTAGCGTACGCGCCGCCATTTACGAAGCCTGAAAAACTGGGTACAGCGCCGTAATCGAAGCCATTGAACGATAACGAGTCGCCGGTAATAACCACTTTTAGGTTTTGGGATAGGCTAGTCAAATTAGCCGCAGCTTTCGCCACGTCTTGATTGATCAAAGTAAAGCCCTTCCCTTGGTCGGATATTAGGACCGCATACAGGCCGCCTCCGAGTACGACGTCGCTTTCGGTGGTGCTCACGATATAGTCTCGGTTGTCGATCTCGCTACGAATCCCGACAATGTTACCCGATACAAGTGTTACCGACTCGCCGCCGATAGTATTGCCCGCGATAAGGTCCGCAGTAGACGCGAAAAGGAAGTCAGTAAGTCTGCCTGTGCTTTTCACGCCCCCCTTTTTAAGGGCGTCTAAATACTGCGACGCCCCCACCTCATCCGGTGCACCGGTCGGCACGATGCCCGCTTCGGCCAGCAGTGACTGAAAAAACCCCACCCAGTCACTAACGATCGCAGCCTCCCAGGGAGTGCCGTTGCCTGCGCCAGGTGCGGTGACGTTGCGGGGCTGGCCAAACGGGTATTCTGGCGAAGACGGTGCGACTTTGCCGGGGTATTGTGTCTCTAGGTTAATAGCCATCGTCTAGGCTCCTTTAATTGTATTCTACTAATACGCCAAGCCATTGTTGGGCCGGGCAAATTTTCAGGCATAGCGCTTCGAACTCGTCTTTTCTGCGCGGATCTACCTGCGCAACGTCTCCGAACGTTTCGCCGCCTATGTATAAGAAATACGGCCACTTTGTTGGGTCGTTAGGGACGATATATTCGCGCAAGGACTCGCGGAACGCAGTGTAATTGCCGCATAGCGCTTCGATCTCCCCGCATTCCGCGACTAATTCCCCACATAACGGCAGTATGTCTGGCGTTGACTGGTAGACCTTGTTTACGAGCGGGTACCCCCTTGGGTCTGAACTGTTGCCACACAGGGCGAACTCCTCCCCACACAGCGCCAATGGCTCACCGCAGTCAACTGTCAATGTTGCGCCTGTGAACTCCCGGCGCAACCACAATAACGGGTTGCGCGCGGTGGCACAAGCGTGTGACCCGATGGGGGGCTCGGTACCCGGTTCCCACCATTCATGTACGTAGACGTCAAAGCCCGCCCCACGTAAGGTGTTCTGTATATAATCGGGGTCTTGTGCGCCGACCGCTTTCCATGCCGCGGCCAGCCTGTCGCGCCTTTGTTGCTCAGTTAGTCCGGAATCCGGCAACCCGAACTGGTCCTCCCATTCTGCCAAAGACCCCGTGCCCTGTGGCCAAAGCTCTAAAAAAACGCGGGTAAAGTATTTGCGGATGTCATCGGACGAATCAGAAAGCCCCGCCAAGAAGCGCCGGAGTGTTTTTTCGGACGTAGTCCTCCATGCCCGCGCGTTTGGCAGTAAGTGCTGGAGGATTTTAAACATAAGTTATCGTCCCCAGCTTTGCCTTCTCGCCGATGCCTAAAAAATACAGCCCTATGTCCCCACTGTTAGCAGTGATCGTCACCCCCGTGAATATCCCGCTGTTACTGCTAACTACGTCGTACACGATCCCCCCTAGCGCAGATTGTGCGATCTGGTCTGTACGTTGACCTACGCTAAGCCCGGCGATGTACGGCTCGCGGCTTAACAGATACTCGCGCGTTGCTTCTTCGATTTGGTCGCGGACGGCGGCTAGGTCGCCGGGCACTGACACCCCTAATACCTTAACGTTAAACGACAGGCGACTGATAGGGTACGCGTTTACTAGGGCGTTGGCCGGCCTGCGCGTGGCAAGGCCAGATTGATCTAGGTTTACCAAGTCGAGCACTGCCTGTAATTGGGCGTTAGTCGGGACTCCGTCCGGCTGGGTAGCCGACTCGACATACAGGTCGACTTGCCCCGGGCATTGGCTTGTGTACGGATAAACATTGGCTATCCCCGCCGCCTCCTCGCCCCATTGTTCATAATCTGCGTACGCACCGCCCTGTGGGCGCTTTTGAAAGCGATCGAGAATACGGCGCCGGTAACTCTCGGACGTCTCTCCGTCCGCCCCGGTAACGGTTTGCGACACGACCGTGACGTCTCGGCCAACATTCGGGAGTGGGTTGGCGAACGCCAACACAGCACCGGGGGCTAAGTTGCCAATGGTGCCGGACCCGTCACCCCCTTGCTGGTCCCCAGACGCTACGACCACCGCTTGCACGGTTGGAGCGTTTAGCACGACGTCACCGGTCACGAGATATACAACGCCGTTAGTAGGGCCGAGGAGCTGAGCCCCCGATCGCAAAAAACCTGTTTGATTCGTCACGCTTACCGTGACGGTGAACTGCGCCTGCGTTGCCGCGGCTGGATCAGGTATGCCGACCAGTCGACCCCACTCTCTCAGTGGGTTTACCGGCTGACCGTTTACGGTGAAATACTGGTCGCTAGCAGTGCGCACAAACATCTGCAGCCAGATAAAGGACCCATACTTAAACAACACGACGTACACACCAGCCAGCGCTTTAGCTAGCACGCGGATGAACGCCTTGGGAAAGAATGGCACGGTCTGGCTAATCTGCGCTTCAATCTGGGCCACTATGTTCGATGCAATGGCGGCGGTTGTGGGGGTTGCTGGTGCGGTCATCTCTCCCAGTCCTCAAGTATTGTGACGGTAAGGTCGTTAATCTGTATGACGAATTGTACTTTATTCCTCTCCGGTACGCTCGTGGAGATCGTCACCGCGTACCGCTCCGGTAACCATGCGAGGTCCGCAGCGGCAGCGTCTTCTACTCGTTTGAGATTGCCAGACGTTGCCGACAAAGACTGTAAGAGGTACTGCGTGCGACTGGTCTGGCGTTGTAGCGGGTCTATTACGTCCGCATTGCCCCACCACTGCAGGGGGTTTCCCTCCGAGCCGTCGTCTTGCCAGTTACCCCCAAATAAAGACAAATAGACCGCGGTCTCTAAACCGTCCGTTAATTGAAATTGTCCGCCATCTATGGACACGTCGCCATCGTCTGGCGTTTGAAAAAGTAAAACGTCGCTCATACTGTAGGTGGCTCCGTTTCTTCCTGAGAGTTACCCGCTGAATCGGGGGACTGCGCGTGCGTATGGTCATCTTGGCTGACCCCGTTCGCTGTTGTGCCGTTTCCGTCAAGGCCAATTATATACCCGTTAATGTCGACCACACCGCTTGGCAGTAACTTTATATATCCGTTTGCGTTCTGCAGCGTGTGCCCGCCGTCAGGGTCTAGTGTGTACGATCCTTTGTCGTTATCCGCAAGCACACTACCGTCGCTCTTTACCCAGACTTGACAGACTTGATCGCCTGCAGCGTTACGCGCATATACGCGTCTCTCACCTGCCTGCGCTGTTTGTTGGTTCTTGGGGTCCACATACCCTACAGAGGCGAAGCCGCCGCGCCTGGGGGTCTCTGAGAAGAAAGCGAAGTCGCCCGGCAGGGGCACGCCGTCATCGCCTGGTTGGCAGAAATGCGGAGCAGTAACGATGTCACCTCCGCCGACATCTGCCTTAACGTCAGAAGCCGCCGCCTTAAAAGACGTGCCACGTACGAACTCTATGATCTTTGCTATTCGTCCCACGGTAGCCTCGATGGTACCGCCCCAGAGAGCGTACCCGGTAAGATTAACGACAGCGTAGCCTGCTCGCTGTTATCGGTTTTTGTCAGTGTAACCGAGCGAATTAAAAAAGTCGATTTTGAGAATACGAATGCGCCGGGGGCGGTTAGTGTCACTAGCGTGTTTGGCTCCCATAGCTTACCAGACGGGTCTCGCCATGTTACGAGCTGTACCTCATACACGATAGCCGAGGCGAACATACGTCCCGCTTTGCTGTTGACGCTGGCGGCTACGTCGTTGTCTATCATATCCCGGCTATCAAACGTGGCCGGGCGCAGCACGTCGGCCAGCTTAGCATTAGTTACCGTAAATTGTGTGCCGGCCAGCCCTATGATTAACGGCGCAATCCCAGTCACATGGCTAAAATATTCCTGCGAGCTAAACTGGGGTGTGACCGCAATAGTGGGCCCCGCAACGCCTACTAAAAAGTCCGCAACGGCAGGCCCGGACTCCACCAATTTAGGAAATAAGAGTTTCCCGTCTGGGGTATCTCCGATCACTAAGTTACGCTGTGCCGCTAATGACGAAAGAAAGTCGAGGACCTTCTCACCCGGGTTAAGCGCGACGCGGGGAAACGCTGCGCCGGGATCGCCGTCAAACTGCACCCCAATGCCTAACGTTTTCGCCGCGGCTTCCGCTATGGTCTTTAGTGTCGCTTGGTCCCACTCGATTGGGTATGCACTCGCGGGGGCGGTACAATCCCCTAGCACCCCTGGCTTACCATAACACGACACCGACAATGTGATCGCGGTGTCTGTGACCGATGGGACGGGTGTCACCATAGTGCCTGTAAAAAGCCGCTCGCCGCCTATGTCGACCGCTACGTCTTGGAATGCAAATGGTTTAAACGTCGCACGGGAGAGTGCGTCCGACGGGTCAAACGGAGCTGTAAACTCAACGACGGTGACCGTGTCGATCGCTCTTGTTATTGTGACGGAGTCCCACCCTCGAAATCGAGTACCGTTAACCTGTAAG